ATACTACATCTCTAACGAAGTAGATGAAGTAGAGGTGTCATCTTCGGGCGGAGGAGGAACTGGAACAGCTATTGCTATGTCCTTAGTATTTGGTTCCACGTTCTCATAATGTGTAAAGAAAGAAGATACTTAAATAGTATAATAAATCTAGGGAGTAGATAAATGGCAGTACCAAATATTGCAGCATTAACAGAATTATATGGAGGTTCGTTAGCTTGGGAGCTAACACCTGCACAGCCTGTGTTTTCTTATGATGGTAAGAGATACCAGACCGCTGGTGGAACATACAACTGGACTTCTAGTTGGACTTCTGCTTCGCCTTCGTATGTAGATATTTCTTATACAGTCCCTACTAGTCATGACAATCGCTTACTAGTTTTTGTGGGAGCGTCAGTTGACTATTGGGGTTCTGAAAAATCTGAGATTATCTCAACCACCACAGCACCAACTTATGCGGGTGTTTCAATGACAGAACTTACGACTTCATCAACTATGGACTTGCCTTATGGAGGAAAACTGCGAGTTTGGTATTTAGTTAATCCGGCAACAGGGACCAACAATATTAGATTCACGGCAGCTAATCACTTTACATCTAATTATACAAGACTACTAAATTATGAAATTAATACTTTTTATAATGTCAATCAGTCTCAACCATTTAAAATTCAATTGAATAATAGTACTGATGATGCGGGTCTAGTGTGTTATAGGGCTTTAAATTGGGGTCATTATGGTGGCTCAACAAGTCCCGCCGAGTCATATAGACAAAACATGACATTTACTGCATCTCCGGGCGATTTATGTATTAATTGGTTCACTAGGGAACAATGGGTTCAGTCTAGCTATAGCGACCCTAATTCTACAAATTATAGTTTTAAATCCACTACGGATGGAATTACTTGGGAGTATTATAACGCTCATTCGGCTTATGGTAATGATTGGTATAGTCATTATGTTTCAGTTCCCTCTTCTGTAAGTGGAGGTGAAGTTAATCTGGGATATTTGCCATCCTCATTTTCATCAAGTGGATACCAATATAATTATCATAGAATGTCGGGTGTTACTATTCAGCAAGCTAATGCAGCTACTTTATTTACTGTACCAACAGGTTATGCGGTCAAAGTTAATCAAATATATGCTGGAAGTAGTTCGGCTGGATTAGCTATGAGCGCCCAAATAAAAGGATTAGCTGCCCAAGGCCAGACCCCATCTACATTAAGAAATACTACTAATACAGCCGATTTAATAACAACTACTACTGCTAATGCAGTTGGAAATATAGCGGCTGGAATAACTGTTGTTCCGGGACAACAAACAAAGTTATTAACCCAACCTGTATGGTTACAAGAGGGGAATCAATTAGCTGTTGGTGTAGGATTTGGACAAGCACAAATGAAAAGTACAACAGAGTTGAAGCCGGCCCCTACAGCAACTTGTACAGTTTCAATGGAGATTATTAAGACCTAGGAGGGCATTATGGCAACTTATAATGAATTAACAGTTGGAGAACAGAATGAAGTTCTGGCAAAATATCATGTAAATAAGGTATTTGACGATGCCTCAATTAAAAGTATGTTGGCTAATCATCTTACTTGGATGATGATAGATGGCGCTTTAATTGATTATCCACCTGATACAGTTTTAAAAGGAACTTTAGAACCAACTTTTTTGGCTCTTGAGATTGGAGAGCAAGAAAATTTAATACTAGAGTATGTAGGAAAATAGAGGAGTTATTATGGCTTATACGGACAACACGAGTCCAACGTTAGAAGAATGTTTAGCTGTTGAAACGTTTAATAATACGTTCATTAATGATTATTATGATGCGCGGGTAGCAGAATACCCAGAGATAGACTTGACCAAAATTAACTTGGATGCCTCTAATACTCCTATAAGAAATGGTGATGGAACTACTGTAAAGCATGCAACTACCAATGAAGTCATGTTTACGGCAGAGGATGAAAATTCTGACCCAATTGCAATACCTATGACAGTACTAATTGCACTTCGATTAAAATCTCATGTGTTTTCAACCACAGATGGTGAAATAACATTTATTGATGATTTTTTATATAACCCTAGATTTCCTAACAAATTAATAATCGGGGCATTGATATGTCACATACCTATAGAAGATGGAACAGAAAATCTGCCAGATGGCACAACTGCTTCATGGAAAGGTGTCAAAACACAGATAGCTGAAGGAACCGTTAAAATACGAACACATGATGCTAACGGATTTGGCTTTGGTCGAAAAGAAATAATATGTGAGGGAAATCCTGACTAATGGGAATCCAATATATAGGAAATAATATATCTGGACTTTCGTCCGACACAAAACCTACTTTGAGTGCTAATCAAAGAGGGGTACTTTTTGTTGAGACAAACACAGATAAAATATACCAATGGGATGGCGATACTTGGGATGAAACGAATCCAACGATTGCAGACGCAACCGATTCTGTAAAAGGTCTTGCATCATTTAATGCAACTGACTTTACAGTAACTAGTGGTAACGTAACGTTAGCTACTAGTCCTACATTAGGGAATCTTGTTCTTGCTGACGATGGAACAATAGGTTCAGCTTCCGACACCGATGCTATAACAGTTGCTGCAAATGGTACGGTTACCTTCTCAGCGGCTACTTCCCATCTTGGTGCTTCTTATTTTGGAGTAGATGGCACTGGTATAGATGTCACTTTTTATGGCACTACAGCAGGACGTTATATAAAATGGGATGGTGCATCAGGGAATAACTTACGATTTTCTGATAATGCTAAAGCTTATTTTGGTCAGCCCGGTAACGATTTACAAATTTACCACAATGGTACTAACAGTTATATACATGATGCTGGAGATGGGGCATTAATAGTAAAGACTAATATATTCACCCTTCGTAATGCCGCAGATACTGAACAAATGATTTATGCGGGGGAAGATGGTTCGGTAGACCTCTACCACAACAATGTGAAGAAATTAGAAACTACAGCTACTGGAGCAACCTTTACGGGTACAGTTTTGTCTTTTCAAAATGATGCTACAACAGCATCTGCTGGGCAAGATTTAAATATGATTAGATTTTCTGCCCCTAATATGACAGCTGGAGGAGATTCTCAATTAACTTATGGCGAAATCCGAATGGAAGCCGCTAATACTTTTTCAACTACTTCTAATGAGACTGATATGGTTTTTGCTACTGCTCTCTCAGAAACAGCCGAAGGAACTGAACAATTAAGGCTTAAAGGAGAAGGTGGAGTACGTATTGGAACTTATATAAAATTAGCCGGTGAATATGGAAGTGTAGCAACTGCTGCAGATGGTGAAGGTGGTCATATATATGTTAAAAATGACGGTAAGTTGTATTACAATTCGGCAGATGTAGCGGAAGTAGAACTTTCATCTTCTGGTGGTGGAGTATCTTTACCTTTAACAATGGCTTTCGGATAAGGAGTAAATTATGGCAGTTGGAGATGTAGTAGCAGCATATGGATTTAACGGTGGTGGTAATACTGATTTCCAACCCTCCAGCGGGGTTGAGTGGTGCTTAACCTCATTTATGTCTACCACATCTTGGGTTTTTCGAGATTTATCTTGGAATTATACATTATACGGTCAAGGTACATATAACACATTTGGAACTGGTACTGGTACAGAACAAGCATGTAAAATTTTTGTGACTAATAGTACTCAGATACGTTTTAATCAAGGAGGTAATGGTTATTATCGTTATTCTGGGATTGTAACCAAGGAATAAATTATGGCAGCTGGCGATGCAATAGTAATGGAAGCATACACAAGTAGTACTTCTTATGATTTTCAACCCTCTAGTGGGGTTGAGTGGTGTATTACTTCTGTCTGGAGTACTAGTACATGGTACGTAAAATCTGTGACTGATAATAATATTGCTTATAACATTGCCAACAATAACCTGACAGTACACAATTTATCTTCAAAGGTATTTGTTAAAAGTGGCACTAACAACCAGTTCAGATTAACTGCAAACGGGTATTGGCAAACTCTGAAAATTTCTGGCGTTGTAACAAAAGAATAAATTCTATACTAATAGGTAGTATAATATTAATAGATACCCATTTTGGGGATAGTAAAGATAAGGAGTTATTATCATGGCCGATATAAATGTTGAAGCAGACTTGAATGCGATTAATGACCAGATTTCTAAACTAGTGGAGGAATTAAATACTCTCGACAGTAATAGAAATACTATTATCCAGCAAGTGCAAAACCTTCAAGGTGTAGCAATGTATTTGAGAGGAAAACAAGAACCTACTGAAGGTGGAAATAGTTCGGAAGTAGTTGAACCTGATACAACTATAGAACCCGAATCTTTTGAAAGGAGTTCGGAGTATCCCGAAGAATCCACCTCAAGTTAGTACAATGAGGTAACTATGGCGATACAATATTTAGGAACTCTAATCTCTGGGTTAGCTAGTGATACAAAACCTACGCTAACAGCTGGCGAAAAGGGAACTATTTTTTGTGAGACAGACACAAATAAACTTTTCCAGTGGGATACCGACTCATGGAATGCTATGACTTCAGAGTCCCTTGCTACCACTTTAAGTGTGGCTGCGGGAGGAACTGGTACGACTGCATTCACGGCTAATGGTGTTCTTATTGGAAATGCTACAAATGCTGTCGCTACTGTAGACCTATCTGCTAAAGGGGCAATATTAATAGGGGATGGTTCAGGAAATCCTCAAGCACTTTCTCTTGGAACAGATGCTTATGTTTTAACTGCCGATTCAACAACAGCAACTGGTACAAAGTGGGCTGAAGCTTCTGGTGGAGGTTCGATAAAAATAACCGCGGGAGAAAACCTAACTGCAGGAAAACCTGTGGTGGTTAATTCTTCTGGAAATGCTGTGCATGTCGCAACTGGAGGCTTTTTACAACATAGCACCGTTGAGTCTGATGGAACTGGTGGAAGTGTTAATATCAGTTACGACCCCGAATTTGACAAAGTATTAGTCTTTTGGAGACATCCGGGTTCTATGTATAGATACGGAATGGTCAAAGCTGGTGATGTAAATGCCACTACTGGGGAAATAACATGGGGAACAGAATGCGTATTTTCGGATAACTCTGATGGTTCAAACGATATTGTAACTTGCCATATTCCTACTGCGTCAAAACATTTTGTTGGTTATAGAAGTATTGGAGATAGTAATAACTTCAATGCACTAACTATTTCTGTTGATTCTAGTAGTAACATCACAATGTATAACGCAAATAATGGTAATACTGATACAGATAATTTTAATACAGGAGAAGCGGCCGTAAAAACTATTGATAATGGTTTTTTTGGGAATATCGATTACGATTTAAATACTCATAGAGCCATAGATGTGAGTTATAGTAGTGGTGGTACTGATTACGACCAAGTTTTTATATTACATGCTGACCAAACAAATGGAACAACTAGTAACAACTATGGTAGATTATGCTATAGCTTAGTCCAAATAAACTCTGATAATACTCTTACTGCTAAACAATCTGGTTCAATTATAGAATTTGATGCAGTTCAAAATGCAGATTGTGTTTGGGACCCTGATACAGAACGAATAATTATTGGTTATAATATCTGGAATTACCTATATCCTCGTTATCATATTATGTATAGAGTCAATGATTCTTCATTTGACAGGGCTGGTCCAAACACGGGTCAAGCAAATGCTGAAAATAGAGTTATCAATAGTGGGACTATACATTATTACCCAAAATATATTAGAATGCTTTATGACCCCGACCAAGATAAAGTGATTATGACATGGAAGGTTACCAATGAAACCCTAGACCAATATTTTGTTGCGGGAACCGTTTCATCGGCAGCTACTTCTGGGATGACTGTTTCGTGGGGAACAATTTGGAGATTACCTGCGTATGTAAAAAATGATGGTTCTTCTCAAGCATGGAGTGGCCCTAATCATTCGCCTTTGGTATATGATACGGCAAGGAATAGAATTATACTGTCGGGCGATTATAGAACGGGTAAGTTTGAATTCTATGACATTTCACTAAGTGGAACAACCTTTACACTTGAGAATGCTTGGGATACGGAATCTGACGCTCCAGAATTTCCCGCAGTTGGGGAAGATGAGGAAGTTCAAGCAGGATTACAACAAGCAGTATATGACCCAGATAGTGGGTTTGTATTAACCCATATTGGAACTAGTGGTACTGCTAGTGGTACAGAAAGACACAAAGTAATTGTTACTGACGCAACTGCATTTGGGACAATTGTAAATTCAGATGCATATATCGGAGTAAATACGGCTGCCGTTAATAGTGGTGCAGAAGCCACAATTACCGTTTCTGGTGGATTAAATGAGAATGTGACTGGACTAACTCCCGGAGCGCTCTATTATCTGTCGGGTGGTGGCGAACTTTCTACAACAGCGACCACGGGTGCCAAGGTTGGCGTAGCAATCGCTGCTAATAAACTATTAGTCGGTGTTACTACAAAACCGTAGGAGAAATATATAAATGGCAACTGCAGCAGGAGCAGAATTTAAAAAGATTTTCACATACGATGGTTCATCGTTTGTTGATGTTACATTGGAAGCACAAACTCCAGCTGGTACCTCCTTCTCAATTTTAGGAGGAACTTCCCACCTTCTTTATTTAGGACATGATTCTAAATTTGATATGGCTATGTTTGATGTTGATACTGCAGGCAATCTAGGAACATTAAAATATGAATACTATGATGGTTCTGCATGGATTGAATTTATTCCTGCTTCTGGGAGATATGAACTTGACCCTGATGATGATTTCGGGGGTCAATATGATTTTGGTAAAGATGGAGCAGAAATTTTTCCTCCGAACTTATTAAGTAGTTGGAGTACAACAGCTATAAATAGTAATACGTTATATTGGGTGAGAATTTCATCCCCTACGTCTGTTACATTAGCCCCAACTATTAAACGTATTCAAATGCGTCCATATGCGGCTTACTGTACGACCCAAGATGTCTTTAAGTTATTACAACTTAACAACATTTTAGGTGGTACTGACTTTACATCTTCTACAGTTCCAAGTAAGGAAACAGTAGAACAGTTTATTATTGAAGCACAATCGTATATTGATATGCAAACAAGGAAGTCATGGCGACCAAATTATGTCGCTAATGAATATCAACAATTTAACTTAAATGGTTTCCATTTAGATAAAGCAGACGCTTATAAAATTCTAGATTTAGAAATTTGGAATGGGGCGAATTGGGACTCTAAACGCCAAGGAAGAACTAAAGATTATTTCTTAGTACCAGATACGGGAATGGTTCAATTTAGTCGATACTTCTTACTACCTGCTAGGTTTACTAGCTACAATGCTCCTGTATGGAGATGGGGTGGTGGAGAATTTACTATGCCCGTGAAAGTAACATACCTATATGGACGAGATATTCAGACAGATGTTCGTCAAGGTGGGGTAATTCAAGATATCGCAAAGAAATTAGCTGCAATCGATGTTGCAAGAACTGGTGATTTTGGTGGGATAGTTGTAAGTGGTATGGATAGAATGGACATTGGAACACGAATATCGTCATGGCAAGAAGAAATTGCAGATAATTTAGATGGTATGAAAGCCTTCGAGGTGTTCTAATGCCTGAACCAATAGCAATTGATGACGCAATGACCGATATTAGCGGTCAATGGAACGCAAGTAATGTGATAAAACCTACTTTCGTAACGGTAAATGGGGCAAATCAACCATTTCGTTTCGATTTAAACACAGGTGACCATATTATTGGAAGAACTGGAAGCCCCGCTTTTAATGAGATTCCTATAGGAAATCATAAATATGGGAATAGAAGTTATGGAATTGAATTAGAAATATATACGTTGGCAAATCGTCAACGATTATATGACTTAATGGCGGAAGTGAGAAGAGTCTTACATTTAAGGAGACATGCTCTCACTAATTTCCAACGTATTGTGTTTATTGGCTTCGATGAAGAAGTAGCCGAACAAGCCAATATGTGGACAGGAACAATTGATATCGAATTAGAAAACAATGGGGTTTTATTAGAAACTTAACGGTAGTGAGTATAATATAATTATATACTACTCTATAAGGGGAGTAAATTTATGGCTGTATTTAGAAGTGACCAAGCACAATTGACATTTGCCGTGGAAGCGGCACAAGGGGGTGACCCCGAATTTATAGAGGGAACCTCTGGTTCTGCCTCTACTACTTTGTCTGCTGCACATAACGCAGGAAGTAGGACGATAACTGTAGCCTCTGCAACAGGGTTTGTAGTGGGTGATACAGTTCGTATTGGGGATGTGAGTGGTGCTACAACAACAGATGAACACGAAGCAAGAAAAATTGAATTAATTGATGGTGCTACCTTTGTTCTTGATAGACCTACAGCCTTCTATCATCCAAGTGGTGCTGCAGCGGTTGAAATAACTGCTATTGGTGGGGATGCCACTAGAAACGATAAAGCTAAATTTGTTTCGTGGATTCCCGGAGTTTATGAGACAATTGATACTCCTGACCCCGAAATGTCCATGGAAGGACGAAGATTTTTAAATACCCTTTCTAAAAGGAATTGGTCGGTTGCCTATCCGGGTCAACAGACTCTTACTGGGTCCGTTAGTGATATTCTTCTATTGAATGGATGGCCACTACGATTCCCAATCGGTAAAGTTACAACAACTCCGGCATCGGCTGGGAGTGGTTCAGCTACTCTTGGCGCCGCAGCAAAGAAGGGGGATGTCTATATTACTCTTAGTTCTTCTCACGGTATCTCTGCAGATACAACAGTTGCTATCTACGATAGTTCGGCAAATACGAACAATGCTACGAAAACTACAGAAGTACGAAGAATAGATTCATTTCCTTCTACTAACGTAGCAAAATTAAATTATCCGTTATCATTTGACCATGCTAATGGAGTAAATGTTAAAACACATTCGTCTGCCCCTACTTATTGGGAACATGAAATTATTGAGACTACTGATTTAGATACAGTTTCATGGCATGTTCACATGTTGGATAGTGCAGAAACTAATACTTTCGATAGACGCTATGTAGGTGGAATGATTGATTCGACTACAATTTCAGCCGAAGAAGGTGGAATTGTTTCAATGTCATGGGATGGCGTGAACTTCTTGAATATGGTTCACAACCAAAAAAATCAAACTGATGTAGGCACTAATTTATATAATGGTGCTTCTATCACCCACAATATGCCACGATATGGCTTAATGCAACCAATTGATGCACAAGATGTTGGTATGCCAAGCCAAACAGCCGGAGCAGCAAATGCTGGAACTGGCTACCCAAGTACACAACCATATTATTTCTCACAAGGAACTATTAAGTTTTTTGGAACAGAGTTTGCACGAGTACGAAGTTTTTCCCTTTCTATTGGAAATGGGGCAGAACCTAGATATTATATTGGTAGACAAGGAAATAGAGCAAGGGGTCCTTATGAAATACGAGAAGGACAACGAGAGTACTCTATGTCTGCTACCATTTCATTACCTGATTCAGCAGCACCCGATGCTACTGACCAAGATACTGCAATGGAATTGTTCAAACAATTACTCTTAGAAGGCGACTATGGAACAGGCTCCAAAGGGATGTCTTGCCAATTACGCTTTGATAGAGGAACCGATGATTACATTATAATTGATATTCCATATCAACATTATGCATCGGGTGGTATTGCCGCAGGAACTGCAGGAAGTACTGCTTCTGGTATTGATACGGGTGGGTTGTATATAAATACAGCTGCCCACAATGTTACAACAGACAATCCAATGCAGATAGATGCAGATATGATGTTTAGGAATTTAAGAATTGTGGTAAGGGATAATGAAGCATTTTATCCATAAAAAATAATAGTCGAGGAGGCTTTTATGACAGAGGAAAGTAAAGACCAAGGAAAGACGTTTGATGTTAGTAAATATCAAATTACGCCTGAGACAGTTGTACAAACAGTTACAATTCCAGAAACAGGCGATGAATTTGAACTTACAGTCAAACAGCTTGCTTGGACAAGACGAAACCAATTGGTTTCCAAATGTCTTGAGTGGGGCAAGAATGGCGAAAGTTCCTTTAATGGCGATTTATATATTAGAGAGTGTTTGAAGGAAATGATTGTGGAAGCCCCTTGGGGTAGAACAACTGAAGCGTTCTTAATCTCAATTGACGAGAGGCTTGGAACAGCTTTAGAAAATCTTGTTCCTACGGCATTTGCTGGTGATGGACAAGCTGCCCAAAACATAAAAAAAGGGTAATGGCTTTCATGAGGGGGAGTAGTGATGTACATCCTCATGAAATACTCCTCTTTTCCTACTGGCATACTATTCTTCAATTGCTAAAGTTAGGAATATCGTGGGAGTCAGTAATGAATTTTTCAGAAGAAGAAATACAACTAATATTAGGAATTGAAATGGCTATACAACAACGAGAGGAAGATGAACAAGCTAAACAAGCTGCTAATAGTCGTCTTGCTACTAGTATGAGGTCTTTATAGAATGCCACTACCGTTACTTGGTGCAGTTATGGGTGGAGCGTTAGCTACCGCCGGTAAAATAGGTGCTATGGGCGCAGGTGCAATGGCGCGCGGTGCTGGTGCTGGGGCCGGACAACTAGTAGGTGGTGCTAGTAGAGTAATGAAATCTGCTGGCAAATCTCCCGATGAAAAGAAGGGAATGAAAGCCCTCATCGATGGTCCTAAACGTATGTTTAAGCAAGGGCAAGGCATGATGAAAATGGCTCAAAAGCAGATGGGCGTCTCTTTCACCGTGGCTGGTATGTTGAAACAGTCTCAGTTATTTACTGGATTCCTTGGTGCAATATTCCAAGTCGTAGGTGCATTAATTGATGCATTCTTAGCCCCAATGATGCCTACTATGTTTAAATTAATAACGTGGATGGCGAGAGGTGTACCACACGCTGCCGCCATGGGACAGAAAGTAGCCGATTGGCTTGGGGCATTTTTCAGAGCAGGATTTTCTGAAAAGATACAAATGATTAAAGATTTAGCCATTAAAGCAATTAGCAAGCTGCTAGATTTATTATTAGAGGGTGTAAAAAGTGCATTTGGTATATTGTTTTCTGGAGAATTTTGGGGAACCATTCTAAGTGGTGCTTGGGAAATTGGAAAAGCTTGGTTTGAACTACAATGGGCAATATTCGGAGAAATTTTTGGGTTTCTTGGAGGATTAGTATCCGCGCTTTGGGACAAAATGAAAGAAAAAATGCCTTGGTTAGAAACAATTGAGAATTTTATTACTAACTTTGTTTCTAATCTAACCGAAGGCTTTAAAGCTGGATGGGATGGATTTAAGAATTGGCTTGGGGGTATGTGGGATAGATTTATGCTGTTATGGGATAAATTTAAATTAATTTTCTTTAAAGGTATTCATATGATTCCGGGCGTTAGTATGGAAGGAAGTATAGCAACTGCCCAAAAAGCTATAAATGATAGAGAACGACAAATGCAACAAAAAGGAATGGATGTTAAAGTGACTGTCTTTAAAGATGGTCATCGCTTGCCTATTGATGGTGGTAGTGATGGATTTGATATTTCTGGGGCTGTATTAGATGGCGTAGGTGATGCAGTTGGTTCTGTTGCGAGTAAATTCAAATTCTGGTAAGGAGGATTAAATGGCCGAATCTCCATTAGCAGTATTATTAAGAGATGGAACACACGCAGGCGCTACTACACGCTTTGCTTTAAAGTGTGACCAATTCTCTATAGCTGTCTCTAAAACTCCTATCCAAGTTCCTGTCCCAAGGTCTGCACCCATTCTTTTAGATATGGGTAGCAATAGACCAAGTATCACTATATCAGGTATTGTTGATAATGTGGGGGGAGATACCTCTAATACTACCTCTGGTTTTGAACATATGGAGTCTATGCAAATAAATGGACAAACTTATTATGTTCCATATAAAAATTATCTAGAGAATAAACTAATTACATGGGTTACAGGTGACCAAGACGTTCAAATAGAAATTGGAGATGCATCTGTTGTAGAAGGAGGAATAGGTTCAAGTACTCCTTCCACAGGGGGAGGTATTTACAAAGTTATTATTCAACAATGCAACTTTGCAGTAGCACCTTCAACAGAAGATAGGTGGATGTTTACTATACAATTTGCTGCGGGTCTTAGGGAGGGCATAAGTTTCTAATGGCTAGACCTATGACTTCATATTGGAATGGAAGTGCATGGGTGGACATGGTAAACCCATCAGCTACTTCTAGTGCGACTGTTTCTTTCTCAGTTCGAGATGAGATTGGCCTTCCTAGAATGATGAACGCTAGAGTTCAAAACAGTTCGGGCAATCCATATGGCAACTCAGGCTCATCGGCTAAAGGTCCTTTCACAGGATTGTTAGGCGACTTCATGCCAATTAAAGTAACTGATACCGATACTAATGATATTTTATTTTATGGATTAATTAAAGATGTCGTGGAATCTTATGCTCATGATTTTGGGCAAGTAATTGACATCATTGGTGAGGATTACTTAATGGAATTAAGAGATAATTCCACTAAGAATGCTTATGGTTATAACATATCAACTTCGGCTAATTTAGCAGATGCCGTAAGAAATACTGATTTAAAAAATGAACGAACAAAAGAATGGTCAACCACAGTTAGTTCTCGTGGGGGTTTAATTAAATCTCTAATAACTCAGTTTTCGGACAATATTGACCATCCGGGTGATTATTCATCAACCGATTCTAGATTTGTAGATTCTGTTAAAAAATTTACTGAGTCTCAAGAATATAACTTAGGTGGGTCAGGTGCGAAATCCGCATTAGCCCATATTTTAGGACTGGCTCTTACAGACCCACATACAGCATCAGGCGAGACAGAGTTTGGATACGATTATTATGTAGACCCAAATTTTACTTCTACAGCCTCGACACATAAACCAAAAGCATACTTTAATTATTTTAAAAGAGGAACACGCCCATCAACAAATCCATCAACGTATGGATTAACTATTGATTACCCTTCACCAGATACAACGTCAAACGGTAAATTTAGTCAGACTGGTCAACGATTAGCTATGACTGATTTTTCTTTTGAGCGCCCAAAAGATGAAATTTTTACTGAAGCTAATGTTGATTTTAAACAGATGTCCACAGATGTTGATGGAGACTCAGTTGTAAGTGGTGAAAGCGCTAAAATGGAATTGTGGACAGTAGAAGACACGACCGATGTTGCCGATTTCATTTGGAGTGGTAAATATATTACAGGATTTCCATCAGGTACGACAAATGCAGAACGATTAAAATTAGGTCTGACAACCTTGACTACTGCTTTAGGAAGTGGTGTTAGTGACACCACAATGGCAGTTGCTAGTACGGGTGGTTTTTACATAGGACAAAAATTATTAATTGGAACAAGTTCAGAAATTATTACGGTTAGTACAATTGGAACTAATTCTTTGGGTGTAACAAGGGGTTCTCCTCGTGCCTCGCATAGTAATGGGGCAACAGTTTATGCAAGAAATGTAGCAACTATACAATATACAAGTTCTACCACCGATGTTGGTAGTAGTGGAACTATTCATGTACTAGTAAGTGATATTGACCCCGGAATTGAAAATGATAATACTAATATTTGGCAAACAGGAAGTTCTAGTAAGTTATGGGTTGGAGAAACCTCTGGCTCTAGTTTTAAATTAAAGGGGCGACCTAAAGTTACATATGGGGTAAAAAGAACAACGAGTTTTAGTACTGGCTCTGATACTAAATCTAATTCAGTTAGGGAACAAATTGTTGCGAAATTATTGAAGAATACTTATCAAATTGTTAGAGGGGATTTTAAATCATACGAAGCCCCAAGATTTTATTTTGATAATTCCCCGACAAGTATTGTAGGTACAGACATAACATTAAGTGGGAGTGTAAATCCACAAAGTTATGGATTTATGAAGGGAATGACGGTTGTTAAATTAGATTCTAGTGGTAATCCGACATCAACACATGGTTATGCTTCGGGTGTTAGTAGCACACAAGTGACTGTTACTATGTCAGATACTATTTCCTCTGGAGATACCCTACGTTATTTCATCCCTGTTCGAGCAGGAGATTTAATAAATATTAGGAACGACCTAGTTGATGTAGATGGTAAATATCTTGTAACCAAACTTACCTATGATATAGGTGGAGGTGGTATTTCCTTTACTCATTTTGAAGTAGTTGGGGCAGAAGAAGTTAAAGAAACTGGTCAAGCTAGGTCTAAAACTTTAGCCCAATTAAATGCCGCAGCCAACACAGATGAAGGTTTACCTCCAAATCTACCTTTTTCTATGTCTATTTCAAATTCAACTACTGACCTAGTGTTTGAATCAGTTACTAATAATACAGTTAAATGGCATGGCGCGGGAAGTGATACGACTCCCGGAAAATTGATGGCGAATGGTAACTCATACGAAATCATAGCGGGCAATACGGGTGCTATGAACGCTGATGGGAGAGATTATTATATCTACTATGTTAAAGGTAATGAAGGATTAAGCATTATCGAAAAAAGTCAGTATGATACTGTAGCCAGTAAAAATACACTTTTAGTGGCGATGGCATGGTACGCTACTCCAGAAGCTTTATTTAAAATATTTGTTCGAGAATTTAATTCTTTTGGAGGCAAACTCGATGCCCAAGGTCGGATTGCTAAATTTACCGTTGCCGCCCAACTACAAAAGAAGGGTACACAGCCTTGGTCCACTAGTACAGTTTTCTCTGGTACTGGATACAACTCTTTCTCATGGACTTCAGGAAACATAAGTTTTACTGATAATGATACAGAAAGTATCAATGCTAGTAGTAGAACTATGCAAAATGATACTGAGTATGTTTATAAGTTAGTTGGAGATTCTGCAGACCCCGGTTTATTAGTAACCCCTACCTATAGTACTGTTTTTGATGATGATAAAGTCATGTTAGCAACGGTAGTTAGGTCAACTGACTCTGGAACTGATAGTCCTACTATTATTCCATTCAATGGAAATAAATTAAGCATATCTGCTGGAGCAATTGCAGCTAATGTAATTACGGCAGCTAATATAAAAGCGGGTTCAATTACAACAACCGAATTAAATTTTACTCCTGTATCAGGAAGTAATATTCTTGCGACAATTAATGCTTCTAACGAGGGCTTAGAAATTTCTGGGGATAGAATCGAGATAACTGGTTCTACATCCTTTGCTTCTGGTTATAATCCAACTGAAAAAGCTAAGATATTTACAGGTACTCAAACAACTAGTAGTGGTATTGCTGGCTCTATTACTGGTGAGACAGATGGGGATATGTATATCAATACAAACACCCAACTTGTTTACATTAGAGAATCTGGTACTTGGGTAATAAGAAACGATGCAAAAGATACAGCTACTACCGCAGTAAACGATGCTGCTGCCGCCCAATCAACGGCTGATGGAAAGAATAAAATCTTTAGTGGAACTAATTCTACTAGTAGTGCTATTGCGGCCGAGGTAACTGGAGAAGTAGATGGTGATATTTATATTAATACAAGTACTCAAGATATTTATCGTAGAGAAAGTTCTACATGGGTTCTTCGTAATGATGCTAAAACAAAAGCCAATGCAGCAGAAGCCCTTGCAGAATTAAAAGCACAAGTCTTTAGAACGACCTCTTCTACTCCTACTATTCCATACGCAAATGATGCTGGTGATGTTTGGATAAACGAATATAATGACGTAATAAAAATATCAACTGGCCAAGGCACGGGAAATTGGCGTACTAGAGAAGATGCTACGGCTATTAATAATGCAACAACAACTATTGATGGTGGACTTATACGAACTCAAAAAATTATTTTGAAATCAGGTGGAGGTTCTAGTTCTATTTTAGAGTCCTCTGGTCCAACTTCTTCTAGTGTTAATAGTGATACTGGCGCTAGAGTAATGATAGGTAATGATGGTCTTATTGGATACTCTTCCACATATTCAGAACAATTTAAAATACGTGCTACCGATGGAAAAGCCGAGTTTGCTGGTGGTGACATCACCATGGATTCTGGTGGTTTAACTGTTGGCTCTGGTGGCACTAGATTAGAGATAGATGATGATGGTATCCAAAAATATGAAAGTTACGTTAAAAGACTAGCTATTGGTAATAATAATAATGGAATAAGAGCATGGGGTCCCGGACAACCAGACACTGGAACTCCTACCCAATCTAATGCTGTTCTCTTTGTGGTGAACACAGCAAATAGTAATTATGTAGCATATATTTCTGCTGGGGCTAGTGCTTCTTGGATGCGTTATGATGCTGGCGCCCATAACTTCAGGAATTTTAGTAATCCCGGATTCATTAATGGTATTCAACAAATAACATATCCTAGTACTAGTCACACAGCCATAATACAAGGTAATGATGTTATACAATATCAGGCGGGGTCCCCCGATGGATATTCATGGGACGACCACAAATTTTTTACTGGTGGCACTCAACGATTTGAAATCGATAGTACCCAACTTACTACCTTTCAACATATTAGACCATTCAACGATAATGTTTATGATATAGGTTCATCAACGAAAAGATTTGATGATATCTATGCTACCAACGGTAATATACAAACTTCTGATAGACGACTAAAGGAACAGATTAAATCTTCTAATCTAGGATTGGATTTTATTAATGATTTAGCCCCAGTATCTTATAGGTGGAAAGACACGACAAAAACTCCTAGAACTCATTATGGTCTAGTTGCTCAAGATGTTTTAGAAACCTTAAAAAAACATGGTATAACTGAACGAGCAGATTTTGCGGGCATCAATGGTGAAGAAGATACTTACTATGGAGCAAGATACACAGAGTTTGTAGCCATATTAATTAAAGCAGTTCAAGAATTATCGAGTAAAATAGAAAAGTTGGAGGAAAAATAAATGGCTTTACAAATAGATTGGACAGATGAATATGGCGTACAACATGCCGAAGCCTATGCCAAAATAAGTCATGTACGATTAACATTTCTAGACAGAGATGAAGGGCAAATTGCGAGGGTGGAAGTACTACTGTGGCATAATATTGCCGCGCGAAGTAAAGACAACCCATCTAATATGAAACGAGCCTTTAAAGATTTTACATATGTTTTAAAGGGGAGTGATTACACAACCTACCTTGAAGATTCTGTAATCAAAGCAAACGATGTCTCTATAACAAGTAGCCTATATTCGTGGTTAAAAGCCCATAATGATGGGACAGCCACGCATAGTGATACTGGTGAGAGACTAGATAATCAAGGAAATGGAATAAATTGGACAACCGCAACGGATGTCTAGAGAGGAATAACTTATGACTTGGATGCCGGAAGCATCGAAACTTCAGACCGCAGCTATGGGAGGCTATGGAAAGATAACACCAATTGCTATTGTATGTCATGTTATGGAAGGATGGAAAAACACGATGAATGATTGGGCTAAAGAACGCCCTGTTGTTAATCAAGCATCTTATCATTTCGTAATAGGATTAGACGGTAGCATCACACAATATGTACCAATAGATAGAGCTGCATGGCATGCTGGAAGAGTTGATGCTACGAATCACCCATCCGTAGGCGTTCCTTGGAAAGCTTATAGAGGAACAAATCCTAATGGATACACTCTTGGTATAGCAGCTGAAGGCTTTAGCGAGTCGTCATGGAATGAAGCACAACACGAATCATGTTTGAAAATTCTTAGTTGGCTTGCTGATGAACAAGATATGACTATTAACGAGGAAACTTTAATTGGTCATCGAGACATTTGTCCTATGACTCGATTACATGACCCCGGACCCAATTGGGATAAGGAATGGCTAGTAGAACAAGTAGCTAAAGAAAGAGTTCCCCTTCCTATGCAAGGTGATATAAGACTATGGTTAAAAGCTTGGTTAAAGGGGGCTACCCCCATCGCTTTTGATGGAGAAGAGGAAATCCACCAAGTTAGAATACCTAGAAGAGTATGAAAATAAAGAGGTGTAGATGATTGCAGAGATTATCCAATATAGATATGATAATCCTCACGACACATTAGAACAAATTGGGAATAATTTTCAAGTTTCAAGACAATATATTCATAAAGTCTTAAAAAATAATAATATTCCTACTATAAGAGCAAAAAGAAAAAAGGTTCAATACTGTTTACATTGTAAAGAACCTAGCCCTACTATGGTGCATAAAGGTACTTGTCGCTTTGAATACTATAATATTAAAGTCAATTGTGCTTCTTGTAGAGTACCATTCTATAGAAAACGAGGACAAATAGTTAATAAGTATAATCGCGGGTATAATAAAATATATTGTAGTAGACCCTGCTATTATAGAGGTCGGAGAGATAAATAAGTTTGACATAACTATCTCTCTATGCTAGGCTTTAGATACAAATCCTATGGGGATTTGATAAGTATAGATAACTTGGAGGACAGTTCATGTTACAGAGAAACCCTATATTTCGTGATTTAGACGAAATTATGAATTCAAAGTGGATGCCTTTTGCAACCACCGAAACCTCATTTCCTATGGATATCATTGAAAGAGATGATGAATATGAAGTGAAAGTAGTTGTTCCCGGAGTAAATAAAGAAAACCTCACGGTAACAATTGAAAATAATAGTCTACATATAGAAGCAATAAGTACTGCTACCAAGGCTGATGAGGGCGCAGGCACATATCTTTTGAGAGGTCTAAAAGATTTTTCATATAAGAGAACCATTCCTAATATTAGCCAATATGGTGTAGATGAAGCGGAAATTTCTTCTATGTATAAAAATGGTATTTTATCTATCATCTTACCAAAAGCAGAGGAAGCGAAGCCGAAAAGCATAACCGTTGCTGTAGAATAGGTTGGAAGATGTACATATGGCTTTGGATGACGCTAACACCCTAGAGGCATATATAAGCTTTTTACCATACCAAGGTCAAGAAATAATAGCAGAGATAAGACAGGACGCTCAAGAGCCTGTCTCTATCTTTACTACAATTCATTGGGTTTGCCATCATCCTGATGTAGACCCTAAGTTAGCGGTGCTTATTATTAAAGAAGTAAATGCTATTATGAAGCGATTAAAAGCTTCTCCGCATTCCACTTTTCCTGTTCATTCTTTGGCGGCTTTAACCCTAACGCCAGATATATGCTATGTAGAATGTTTTAATGAATGGCAAGACTATAATTATATAAGAAGTACAATTCCATACTTAGAATTGATGTTGCATAGACCTATGTACATAAGGCCGAACCCCCATAGTAATAAAGCCTTACCTCAATTATGGAAACGATTAAAAGTAGATTCCAAAGCACGTAAGGCTGGAAATAAAGATGATAGAAATAAATGATGATTTAATTAGGCAATGGGAACCCAAAATACAGAAGATGGTATCTAATTCTTTTGTTATAGGGATGGATAGAGAAGACATCGCCCAAGAACTAAGAATATCATTATTAAAAGCTGCTAAAGCCTACGATGATAGTCGTGGGGTTATTTTTCATACTTATTTACACACTTCTTTAGTTAACACAATTCGTACTTTAATAAGCAAGGCTCAACGACAACCCGAACAACGAAGTCTAGATAATGTCTTTCCAGAGTCAGGACAACTTCCTCTTTCTTTGGCGAAGGCTTTGGTGGACTCAAGACCCGAAGTAAAGATGGCAGAGATTGAGGCTGATTTATGGATTAATTCTCAGGGATTATCTGAGAAAGAAAAAACATTTATTCAGTTAAAATTAGAAGGTATGACCATGGAAGAGATTACCGAAGACTTAGGTGAGAGTGCTTATAAGGTACGTCAAACCTTACGAGAGAAGTTTGTAAATTTGTCCGATGAATTTAAACATCAGTAACCTTAATGCTAAAGAACTATATTCTTTATTTGGTACTTTATACTATGATAAGTATGGAAGAGAGTATAAGGGAGTCGGTTTCATTGGTAATGAAATGCACAAACTTAAAGAAGTTCTAAATCTTCATGGGTCAAGTGCTACAGCTTGTGCGATTCTAAACTGCATTAATAATAATGATAGAACCGTTAATGTTCCATATTTTGCGGCTGGGATAAAATATTACTTAGTCCCACACCCGGATGTTTATTGGTATGTGAAACGATATGGAACACCAGAAATTAAAAAATTATATCGTTCTTTTATGTTCTTAGATGCTGTATGGTTACCTTCAGCTTCTCAAAAGACTAAACGAAAAGAAGTATTGAACAAACTTAGGGAGTGGACTAATGCCAAGACGAGTAAGACGAATGAGGGGTAAACTCCTTCAAAAGTCAAAAGAACAAAGTCAAAAAAAGTATTACGTTATTGCACGTTCCAAGGACAACAAGGAGTCATGGGATGTTGATACGTTTACTTCTTTAGATGAGGCTATTGCGTATGTTGACAATCATACGACTCCCAGTGTATCCTACTACGTACACACAGATTCAAATAGAGTTCTTTACTATAAATAGGAGGAGTTAATGCCAAGTTTCGAGTATATAGAATCAGCATTAATATTAAATTTAGACAATAAGACGAATTTACGGTCATTTAAGCATACTCAAAAAGATTTTGCTAGACATGGTGATGCATATAGCTTCGTTATTAATCACTTTGATAAATATGGTGAGTTCCCTTCAACCGACACCCTTTGTGAAAATTTCCCTCTCTTAGATAAAACGGCTAACTCCGTAAACTTTGATTATGCTGTTGAGAATTTTAAAGAACAAGTACTGTATCGAACTATAGTAAAGACTGTTCAAGCCCAAAAAGAAAAGATAAAAGAGAATCCTAAAGAAGCCTTATCTGCTTTAATGGTAGGACTTACCGATATTGAAGTTGTTTATGATGAGGATGTTCAATCCTATGATGAAGGTAATCTTACTCGATTAGAAGAGTGGCGTGAACGAACTCAGAAGAGAAAGATGGGAGATGGCTTGATGGGAGTTCCTACAAGCTTTAAAACCATCAACAATACAGGCGTGGGATGGAATCCGGGCGAATTAATAGCTATGTTTGCTAGGCCAACGATTGGAAAAACTTGGCTATGTGTTCATGCCGCGGCTACATCTGTCTTTCATGGACATAAAACTTTACTTATTTCTACCGAAATGCCCTCTCAGTCGATTAATATGAGGCTTGATGTGGTATTAGCAAAGATGATGGGGTATGACTTATCTCATAGGGCTTTACGACATGGAGATGAAATCGATGAAGAAGCATATACTAAATTCTTAGAAGAATCTAATACACAGAATTTATTAGTATGTGACCATATTTCTGGAACAAACGGTATTTCTTTAGAAGCCATCGCTGGATTGGTCCGAAAACATAATCCAGAGTTTGTAGTTATAGATGGTGTTTATTTAGTTAGTACAGGCGATTCTCGTAAAGCTGCATGGGAACAATCTCATATGCTGTTTTATGGATTAAAGAATTTAGCTACCTCAACCAACACTCCAATCATGGTGTCTACACAAGCCACTAGGGAAGCGGCAAATATGTTCACTCCACCTAGAGCCGACCAAGTAGCGTTTGGTGATGCTTTAATAAGAGCGGCTGATGTTGCATTAGCTATGTGTGCTTTAGAGGATGAGGACGATAAAAGATTAGTCCAATTTCAAAAGTATCGTGATGGAGAGTTGGCAAAAGACTTGACAGTTATGAACTGGAAAGTTAATAATGGTAGTATTGAGGAGTTGCCTGACTACGAGTGGGGCGATTTTTAGTAAAGTAGGAGGTCTATAATGGGACTTTTTAGTTGGCTTACAGGAAATAGTGAACTTGACCGATTGCATAAAGAAAATGCAGTAGTAGTTAAGGCCATGAAAAGTAAGGGCAAAAGCAAGATTGCTGTTGATGTAACAGTCGGTGACATCAAACAAGGTATTGCTGTAGACCCAAATGGCTACAAAAATGAAGTAGTTCTATTCTTACGAAAAAACAAAAAGGATAGATAATGGTTGATTGGTACTCTGTATTATCAGAATATGGGGTTTCCTTACCTAACGAAGAGCAAGTAATAATTCATTGTCCCTTTCATGAAGATAGTAGACAATCATGTTCTATTAATCTTGAAAAAGGGGTGTGGATTTGTTTTGCCGGTTGTGGCCAAGGGAGTTTAAAGTATTTCATCTATAAGCTTTCTGGGAAATCTTGGAATGAAGTGGACTCAGAAATAGAGGAGAAAAGTTGGGAACTTGGCCTTTCTTTGTTTGATGAGCCTGTATTAGATGACTTTATAGACACTACTCCTGAATACGAACCACCTGATGAGTTGGTTGCTATTGAAGACTCTCATTGGATATACAAGAGAGGATTTACTAAAGAAACAATTCGTAAGTGGGGATGTAAAACAAATAGGTATTTAGATTTTTTAATACCTGTTGAAAATAAAAATAGTGAAGTTCAAGGATGGATTTCAAGACGCACACAAGCTATTCCAAAATATTTATTTTCTGCGGGTTTTGCTAAATCGCATAGTTTGTTTGGTATTAATCAGTTATATCAAACTGAAACAATTTATGTAGTGGAAGGAGCCTTAGATTGTATGTGGTTGAATCAACATGGATATTCTGCGGTAGCTGTATTAGGTGCATCAGTTTCTCCAACACAAATTGATTTAATCAGTACTTTACATCCAGACGAAGTTGTATTAGCATTAGATAATGATGAAGCAGGTAAAAAGGGTATGGATAAAGCATCTATTGACATGGGCAATAGATTTATGTTATCCTATTTGAAATTACCTAAACAATACAAAGATGTACAAGAAATCAGTAACATTAATGTCTTAAATAAAGTAATTAGTAACAAAAGTATCTGGTAATAAGGAGACTAAGATGAGTGGTATAAGTCGTATACAAAAAGGTCGAGAGGACTTTAGAAGGCCTCAAGAGACAAGAGAAGTTGGGAAAGAAATTTGGCTCAAAGATGGTGAGCAAATGTTCCTTACTTCAATAGCTACAGGAGAAGAAAACGATACCTTTCTAGATGAAATTTATCTTTATACTTTCCGTGTAGGCAATCGATTCACAAACGTTCTGAAAGATGAACGTGTGGATACTAGTGCAGTTCCCGAAACTGACGCTAGTGGAAACCCAGTTCGCCCTTCTCATAAGTTTGCTTTTTGGGCATATGTTCATAACATAATCCATGTAGAAAAGCGAAACGATGATTGGGAAGAAATAGAAGGACCTGCGGGTAAGAAGATGTTTAAGGAAACCGTAAATGATTTCCGAATCATTCCTCTTACTTTTGGACGAGGCGACTATATTTGGAACCAATTGGTAGACATCTATAGTGATTGGGGTTCTTTGAACAAGGGTGTTATGAGAATCAAAAGAACTGGTTCTGGTATGCTAGACACTTCATATACTCTAGCTGCTACACCTAAAGACGATGAAATTCCTGAAGAGAAGAGGGCAGAAATAACAGAACTTCCTCAAATCAAAGATTATTACTTTGAGAGGTATGGTAACTTTAATGCCCCTGAGAGCGAATCTCCCGTCTCTTCGGAAGATGATGACGAGTTATTCTAGACTCTCTAAGGACGATTATTTTTTACAAATGGCCTATCTCGTAGGAGAACGGTCAACTTGTAGAAGACGAAAAGTTGGATGTGTGTTAGTGGATTCCAATAATCATGTGGTTGCCACTGGTTACAATGGAGTCCCTACACACTTTCCACATTGTTTAGATGAGCCTTGCGAAGGAGCCTCTGCTCCATCCGGGTATGTTTTAGAGAAATGTTTAGCAGTTCATGCTGAACAAAACGCTTTCCTTCAGTTAAGGTCTAACGATTCTCTTACGGCTTATCTTACGGTGACACCTTGTATAACATGTGCTAAGATATTAGCCAACAGTAACGTATCTAGAATTGTTGCCCATGAACCATATGTCCAATCGTTAGCCACTAAGATTCTAGAGAAAGCAAAGATTAAAGTAGAAATACATAATGTCGATAGTAACCGAACATAACTGGACTGATGAACTTGATAAATTAAAAGAAGTTCTTGTCAAAAATCCTACCCTAGTAGTTGATGTTGAGACTAATGGTTTAGATGCGTTTGGGATGAATCAGATATGTGGCATAGGAATAGGGGAACCAACTCCCGGTGGGCTTTCTCAGTATTACCCCTTCCGTCATCACCAAGGTAATAATCTAAGTGGTGACTCATTGGCTTATTTAATGTATTTTTTAAATGAGTTTGTTGAAACGTATATCGGATATAATTTAAAGTTTGACTTACACTTTCTTGAAAAAGATGGTTTAAGTGTTGTGGACAAGAAATTAATTGATGTAATTGTCATGGTTCGTTTAATTGAGCATAGTGATATTAAAGAATTAGGTTTAACTCCAACAGGAAAACGAGTCTATGGAGATGAAGCCGTTCAATATGATATTGATACAAAGAAAGAACTTAGAGCCAATAAATGGCATAAAGACTTCTCAGAAGCCCCTGCCGAATTTCTTGGCGAATACTGTAAGAAAGATGTCGAACTTACAGCCAAAATTTATACAGACTATTTAAAAAAGATTGAGAAAACTCAACAAAATAGAATCTTTGATTTAGAATGTGACTTGACTAAAGTACTTTATAAGATGGAGAGGCGTGGCATCTCTATTGATAATAAGTACGCTTTAAGTACACAGAAAGCAATTCTCACTCGCTTAGACGAAGTAGAACAAGAGATTCTTAACATCTCCGGGCGAATAAAATGGAATTATGATTTACCAATAGCCTCACCTAAACATGACGAGAGAGAATTTAACATCTCAAGTCCAAAACAAATAGGTGAGGTCTTTCTTTCTATGGGAATTGAATCTCCCATAAAAACCTCTAAGGGCAACGATTCATGGAATGAAGCGGCCTTAGTAAATATCAATCATAGACTTGCGGGCTTAATCCGCCAATATAGAACTTTAGAGAAACTTAAGTCTACATACATTGACCCTTATTTGGCTGTTGAAACCATGCATACTTCTTTCTGTAATTGGGGTGCAGCTACTGGAAGA